AATGGTTGAGTTGAGAATGGTGTGGAGAAAGTAGGATCACCTAACATAATGCCAGGAATTACTGCTTGCTGACAAAAGAATGTGACACCTGGAACCTTAGATATACTAAAGTTAAAGCCATTTGGCGATAGTGGATTTAATCCAGCTGGAATAGAGATAGTCATATTATTATTTAGGAAGAAAAAAAGGGGAACCGAAGTCCCCCTTTAAAATACCTATCTACGTAGGCTTCATAATCATTACGAAGCCCTGTCCGATTACATTAGGTTAGTAACCTTAACACGACGGTAGTAGTAGTTCTCGTTAGCAGTTAGACCGCCAGTACCATCCAATGAAACGAATGGGTTAGCAACCATGCCATAACGAGTCTTGAAACCAATCTTTGGTTGGAAGCTGTTAGGATCAACAGCACGAACCATTTGGAGAGGTACGTATGGGCAGTAGAACAAACCAGCATCAAACGCTGATTGACCTTTGTAGCCAACAACGAAGAACTGTTGTGCTTGTACGTTAGCAGTATATGGGTCAACATATACTTTGTACTTGCCATTTAGAACACCAGCGAAAGTAGTAGAAGTATCATCTACGTTCAAGTTATTCTTACCAGACAAGCCAGAAGAATAATCAAGAACACCAGCCATTGCTAAAGCAGAAGCAACGTCAGCTGAAGTGATGATAAAGTTACCACGACCACGACGAGTTTGTTGACCGATAGCATTGGCTTCACGTTCGATTTGGAACATTAGACCTTTGAATTTTTCAACAGACCAGCGACCATTAGAGTCAACGTCAAGGTCAAAAGTACCAGCAGTAGCAGTACCAACTTGAGCACCTGGCTTAGCAGTTGTGTAAACAGTACGAACAACTTCACGGTTGATTTCAGCAAGGATCTCAGTAGACAAGATGTTGCTTAGTTCGCCTTCAGCGTCAAGACCATGAACAGCTTTCAAGTCTTGTGCTAGTTCAACTGAGTATTCAGCTTTCAAAGCACGAGTCTTGGCAGTTACAGAAGTCTTTTCGATTGAGAAAGCCATTTGACCGAAAGAACCGTCACCAGTTCCACCTTGGCCAAGACGTTCAGCTGCAGAAGTAGCCAAGCCAGTACCAGTAGTGTAAGAAGTGAATGGGTCAGTGTTAGCAGCAGCAGAGTGAGTGCCAGTACCAGAGAAGTCTGTATCAGCTTCGTTGAACAACGCTTCAGTACCACCTTGAGTGCTGTAACGTGACTTCATTGCGAAGATCAAGCCAGTTGGCTGAGTCATTGGTTGAACGCCAGCGATATCATAAGCGATAAGTTGTGGCATTGCACGACGAACCAAGCTGATCAATACTGGATCAAACTTAGCGATACCGCCAGTGTCACCGTATGAACCAACAGAGTTAGTTGGAGCAGTTTCGAAAAGGGCTTCTTGTTGCTTGCCCATTTCACGTTCCTGGTTCTCTAATAGAACAGCAGTAACTTCACGCTTGTAAGATGATTCGATTGGAGCAGAGCCTTCGTGATTTAACACGGGTGCCCATTTTTCCATTAATTGTTTGCGATCCATTTTGGATTTCCTTTAAATTAAAATTTATTTATTGTTGAGAGCTGATAGGTAAGCAGACATTTTTGGGTCTACTTTCTTTGAACCAGATTCAGTAATTACTTCAACTGGAGTATCAGTTACAACAGATGTTACACCTGATGTAGTTTTAGTAGTGAAATAAGATTCACGTAAAGTCTTAACTTTAGATTCGTAAGTTTCAGCATCATCAAAATTAACTTCAGCAACTAGACCAGCAAACTTTTCAGCTTCTGTATCAGTTAAACCTTCGCTAACTGTCTTAACGATTTCATTACGCTTTGCTTCATTAACTGATTTAGTCAATTCAACATTGGCAGAAACTTGCTCGTCAATCTTAGATTTAAGTTCACTAATTGTTTCTTCCATCTCGCCAAGTAGGTCATACTTTTCTTCTGGAACATCAATATAGTGTTCTTCGAATAGTCCTTTCAGACCATCAACGAAACTTTCTAAAATATCAGACTTAATACCACGCTCAAGGGCGATTTCATTCTGTGTCATCCACTGCTCAGCAATATAGCCGAGGTATCCATCAACTTGTTCAACAATACCCTCAATTTCTTCAGCAACAGTAGTAGCTACTTTTGCTTCGAACTCTTCTTCTAAACGAGTAACTTCAGCAGTTACACGGGACATAACAGCAGCTTCGAAAATCGTAGCAGCTTTAGTCTTGAATTCTTCAGACAGATCATCAGCGCCAAACATAGCGTCTAGATCTTCTTTCATACCTTTGATAGCATCACCTTTGCGGACAACAGCTTGGTCGCCAGCTTCTGCGCTGCTGTTAGCTGGGTTAGACTTTTTAGAAGTACCACCCTCAGCTTCTTTTTCATTGTCCACGTTATTGCGTGCATTATCTGGGTTTGGTGTTTCACCACCATTTGGAACTGCATTGCCTTGGCGAATGACAGCTTGGTCACCAGCAGCAGCACCTTCTTTAGTAGATTTGCTACCACCTTCGGCACCTGCAAACTTGGCTTCGTCTAATTGTTTCTTTTTAGACTCAGCTAAAATTTCAGCGATTTTTTGTTCGATTGACATCTATGTTCTCCTAACTGGATAGTTCTATGATTTATTTATATTTTATCTGATTTTACTCAGAAAGTGTTGGAAAGCTCGAATCTTCGCTTCCTCTAGATTTCTAGAAGAAGTTTTCTTAATGAAAGATTTTACCTCTTCAATATTTTGCTCCACAAACTTTCCATCAACAAATGTCCATTCCTTACCTTCCATAATCCCACGTACATAAGCATCTGGGGCTGAAGGATCGGCGACGATATCCGCTGCAGTAGACAGCATGAAATCATCTTGAACAATTTGAACACCTTCGTTGTTAGTCTTAAGTGATCCCATTGCTCTTGAAGACACACCAAGGTTTGCGCCACCTTCTAAAAGACCTTTAGCGATTTGACCCATTGGAGTATCTAAAATCTTGGCACGACCAATATAGTTCGTACCTTCTTTGCGTAAAGAAGTAATCATATGTGATACGCGATCAAGGTTAATACCTGGACCTTCTGGATGACCCAGTTCACCGTATGCACGATTGTTCTCAACAGCTTCTTTAATATAACGACCAACTTCACGATCCATTGTACTTTCTTTGTACATACGACCATTGCGGTTAGTAATTTCTGATTGAAGGAAAACCCCTTCAATAAAGTATTGTTTTGGTTTACCTAGTTTCTCTTCAACGATTACGTTGGTAGTGTCGTAGACTTCTCTAATTAGTTTCATAGTTAGACCTTATCTGGAGAACCACTCATAGTGGTAGAAGCACCAACACGAGTCTCATCGTCGTAAGCACCGTAAGTAGCAGTTTCAACTTTAGTATTCCAACCAGCAACTTTACGTAGAACGATATAACCAGTAACTGCTTTTGCAACATCATTAGTTACAACGATATCATATGTGTTGTTAGTGTTATCAACAAAACCATTAACATTTAAATCTAACACTGGAGCATTCTCTGGGGCGCAAGCAATAATATTTTTACTATTACGCACAATACGAAGAGAAGCAGTTGTTTGACCTGTGCAGAAAAACTTAACGATGTTTACTGCTGGAGCGTCAGAATTACGAACCTGAGTAGAAGCAGTTAAGTTAGCGATAGTAATTGTACCAGACTCAGCAGCAACAGTATCGAAGTGAATGATAGTTTCTAAGTTAGTATTTTTTACAGTTGTAAATAAGACAGCCATTTGTTATTCCTCTATTTGTTCAAGCACATGAAAGAAGTTCTCTTTTGACTCTCTCATATACTCGATAATCTCTGTTTGATTACCTAATAACTTATTTAGGATATCTTGCGTATCTTCGTTTATTGCAACGGTAGAACTATCAGCAAGGACGTAGTGAAGTTTACCTTCAACAACTCTATCAAGTTTATTCAATGAACGAATTTTTTGTACGACTGGATCAAGACTAAAAACATTAGAAGAAGCAAGTTCTACGTATGACTCTATTAATGTATCAGTAACTTTAATATCGTGATGTTCTTTAATAATACTAGCCACAGTGTTTTCCGAAATTTCTTGATATGTATCTTTTGCGATCTTATCGGCTAGTTGGTGCGTATCGTAATCTTCTTTAATATGGTTTCTTGCTTCTTCAATCGTTTTAAATTCAGTATTCAAACCATTGATCAAAATCTTACCTTCTTCAGTCAATTCGATTAACTGAAGATAGGATCTAACACTTTCAACAATGTTAGATTTCTTTAAAGAGTTTCTTAATTCGTAATATTGCATATTAGCAAGATTCGGTTTTCTTTTTCTTTTTCATGCCAGTGACTTTGTCTGTCTCATATTCTTCTTCGACAACAGCTTCTGGGTCTTCTTGTTTAAACATTGTTTGCGCAACATCAGTGCGCATATCGTCTAAACGTGTAGAAATCTTTTCTGCCATAGCAACATTAAATGCACCTTCAATAGCAGTTGCGTCTTTACTTGCAATTGCGTCGATTAAATTTCTAGTAGTCGTCATAATATACCTCTTTATTTATTTTGATTGTTTGAATTTGGATTTGAAAGTTCATTGGCTTGCGCTTCTGGTGGAGCATGTTGTTGTA